GGGTGTCGCCCGCCGCTGACCGCCAAGGTGCAGATGCGTGATTGGGATGATCGGTACTGGGTCGGGCGATGGTGTTGCGCGTTGGCGCGAAACTCGACGGGGCTGCGCTACAGGCGCAAGACCCCGGATACAAAATGTATGCCTGATTCGGTGCGTCGGCGCAAGGGGTTGTGTTGCAGGCTCACTTCCCGCTCCTGACGTGGTTAATCATGGCGGCGAAGCAGTCCGAAGCGTCGCCCACATCAGGATCGTCTGGAAGCGTATAGAAACCCGCCTGTTCCATCCCATGATCCGGTTTGGCCAAAATGATAAGAATGGCGTCCACCATTGCATCACATAGCCCGGCGTCCACGACCGGCATACTGGCCTCTAACTCGGCTCTGGCCGCCTCAATCAGCTTCTCACGCATGGTCTTCACGCCGCCCTCGCCTTCCGTTCCCGCGCCGCATAGTCCAGCGCCTGCCACGCCAGCACGAGGTTCTGACACGCCGCCCGAATGACCGCCGCTTGCGCTTCCTTCCGGCTTTCGTCGGTGATGCGTTCAACCGTGTCCCGCCAGCCTGAGCCAAGCCGGGCGTTGGCCCCCGACATGAGCGCACACAGCAGCTCAGCGTCACGGCGCCCGCATTTGCTCAGGACGATCTGCAACAGCCGGGATGCGTCAATCATCGCCTGGGTGATCTGTTCGGATGCCGTGGCGGTGGCCTTGTCAACGCGATCCATCGTCAATTCCGGCCGTTCGTGACCGTAGGCGATGGCGATCAGGATCTCCAGCCGTCGCGCGGCGGCAAGCTGCTGATCGGTTAGCGCGGCCTTGCCGGGCTTGCCGTCTTCCTGCGGCCCCCTGCGGGAGTGCAGCAGCGAGAACACGTCCAGCCGGTGAGCGGCAATGATGCGGTACTCGGCGTCATGCACCACGCGCACGCCTTGGGCCTTCAGGGCGATGATCTGCGCTTTGCGGGCGTCACGTTCGGCCAGGGCCTCAGCGGTGTCGGTCTTCTTGCGGCGGGGGGTGCGGGTCACTGGCCTTGCTCCTTCAGCCATCGGGCGGGGTGGACAAAGCCCTGATCTGCCATTTGCTCAGCAAGAGCGTTGATGCAGGCAACCGCGACCATCTCGCTGGACACAGAGCCGAACCACGCCTTGACGGTCTCGCGGTCCACCTGTTCGCAAATGCTTTGGTCAATGGCTTCAGCGAGGCGGTGTGCTAGGGCGGAGGTCATGCAGCCACCTGTTCGGGTTGAACGTCAAACAGCCACGCGACCTCGGAGGCAGGCCAGCCCGCCGCCCGGAACCATCCGATAAACCGGGCCTTGTCGGGGCTCATCGGGCAAACGCGCTGGACACGGGCGGCCGGCTTAGGCCGCGGCAGATGGGTGCGAGGCGATGCCAGCTTCAGGAGCGCCGCTTTGCGAACAACCGCGCGCTCTGTGCAGCCGTTGCCGATCCTGGCCGCGATTACAGCGCAGGTGATGGACGGGTCAGGGTACATCCGGCGCAAGGCGTCTGTGGCCTCTGGCGTCCAGTTAAACCCGTTTGACGCGGTGCGCGGGCGCCTCATGTTGTGGATGCGAACGGCTGACGAAATGGTCACATCGCTACACCCGTCACCGATGATGCGGGCGATTTCCACAGGCCCGCGCTTTTCGTCCAGGTAGAGACGGCGGAGATCGGCGAGGCGTTCAGGGGTCCAATTAAAGCGGGTCATGCGACCTCGCTGCGGTAGCTGGCCAGCTTCTCGCGAAGACGGGCGGCCTCGGCACGATGGTTCGCGGCCTTGGCCTTGTGGTCGTGATAGGCGGGCGGCATTTCCTCGAGCGCGATCGGAGCGCCGTTGCCCCACATTGGCCCGGCAAGGCGATCTGCTTGCATTGCTAGCAGCGTATGTTCCTCGACCTTCCGTGACAGGCTCATCGCCTGATAGTCGGCGTCGCTGGCAGGCTCCCACGCCTTGGCCTTGGCGTTCGGGTCCACAGCGCCCCGCGCGTTGACGGAGCGCACCAGCGGCAGAAACTGGCCAGCCATCGGAAACTTGGGATTGGTCCCCGTGCGCCACCGCTGACAGGCGGTCTGGATCGCATGGGCGGGAAACTCTTTCAGGTCATTGCACCAGTCGGCCATCCACCGGCCCCGGTCTTCCACGCTCATAAGCGGCGGACGGCAGTGAACGGCGAGGCTTTCGAGGGCGTCCAGGATTTCAGCTTGATCAGCCATTTTGCGCTTCCAGTCTGGCAAAGGCGAGGCGGCGGGCCTCAGCGTGTTCAGAGGCGATGCGGTCGGTAAGGCTCACCACGGACGGGCTTGCTCTGGCCTCCGGCAGTGGCGTTTCGCGGGAGTTGTCGGAAAGGGCTTGCAGGACGGCCCGGTCGAAATAGCCCCAAGTCGAGATTGGGCCACGGGCGGCGGCGCAAAGGCCCCGAACCACTGGCAACACGTCTCGGCCCCAGTCGGCGCCCCGTTGGCGCCAAGCTGCGATTTTGCCCGACGAGGTGATCAGGCCGGGGGCCTTCATCGGGTCCAGCCAAGGCGAGGCTACGGCATCGACCAAAGCCTCCATCGGCTTGGCTGGCCACGCGCACGCGCTACCACCACCACCATCTTCTCTTTCTGGTTCTGGTTCTGGTTCTGAAGAATGCTTTGGCAAACGGCTAGCAATTGCTAGGGGCGTTTCTTGCGTTTTCAATGCCTTAGCGTTGCCGCCCTTGGTTCCAGCATCAACACGTTTGATCGACTTTTCGCGCGCCTTTTCGAGTTCAAAGACGAGGCGTTTGTTAGTGATCTCGCCTGCGACCTCATCAAAAAACGCCATCACTTCGGCGCTGATTTTCGCCCATCGCGAAGGCGTGCAACCGGCCACGCGCGCCAGTTTCTTAGGGTCGTTCGGCAGGCGCCCATCGGCCCGCCACATGGTCATTAACAGCAGCAGATAAGCGCCATGCTGTTCAGTCGTGAGGTGACGCGTGTCGCCCAGGTAGTCGGCCACGTAGAGCTGCATAAAAGGCGCGCTCATGCCGCCACCCGCTCAGCCGCGAGCCGCTTGGCGTGTTCACGGACGCCATGAAGCACGGTCGTGTGGTCGCGCTCGCCCAGAAGTGAGCCGATGAACGGCAGAGAAAACCGGGGCTTACCGTCTCTCGACTTAACCTCGCGAATGAGCCACATCGCCTCCTGACGGGCGTGGCAGACGGATCTCAGCCGTGACGGCCCGGTCAGGTCGGCGACGGTCAGGCCGTGGCCCTCGGCAACCTCGCGGACGATATCGCGGGCCGACCGATGAGGCGACGCCGGGACAAGCATCTGGCCGCGCCAGAGCGACAGGACAACCGTCATGCGGCCACCTGTGAGCGTCTGGCGTTGCGTTCGGCACTATAGGGCACATAGGGGCCAGTCAGGCGCGGCTCGCCGTTGCGGCCTCTGGTTTCCAAAAAGCGCCCAAAGCCACCTTCAGCCAGGCAAGCGGCGGAATAGTCCTCGTCACGGCTCGGCGCCGGGATCTCGTAAATCCCGACAGTGCCGTTGCGATCGTGCTGGCCTTGCGCCAACGCCGCCTCCTTGGCTGCCTGTGAGCGACGGACACCGAGTTGCGCGGCCCGGTGGCGGATCGCGTCCTTTGAGACCTTCCAGGCCATACACCAGCCAGCGATTACCTCCGGCGAGGCGTCGGTGTACTGTTCGAGGATAATGTAGGTGTATTCCGGGTCTTTCAGAACGGCTTGGCTCATGACCGCACTTCCACAGTTCCGTTGAGTTTCTTGCGCCGGGTCTTGTCGAAGCCGCGCGACTGCAATTTCCGCCCGCTGTCGGTCTTGATGCCCAGATGCTTCTGACGCTTGCGGGCGACGTCGGCCTTCTGGCGAACGTCGGCGGCGGTCTTGGCCTTGTGCTTGTCGGACAAGGCCGGGGCCAAATTGCTTTCCCGGTTCTCGCCGCCGTTAATCAGAGCGATGACGTGATCGGCTTCCCACTTCTCACCGGCTCGGATTTTGCGGCCTGAGATGTGGCAAACGCCGCCGTGAGCCTCAAACACGCGAAGGCGAACACGGGGCGGGATCGGCGTGTCAGGCGTGGCGCCGATCCACTCGGAAAGGGTGCGGCCCGTCATGCGGCACGCCTCCCGGTCACTCCGGCTTCGCGGAGGTACTTGTTAATCGTCTCCTCGCGCAGTCCGAACCGCTCCGAGAGATATTCAGTGCAAAGGCCCCAGCGCCACAGTCCAACGATCTTCGCCTTCTCCCGAGCCGTCACCCGGTCATAGGTGTAGTCGATCTCGGGGAGCGTGGTTTCAGGGTAGCGGATGGCCCACGGGTCAATCGGCTTGGCGATGCTCATGCGGCGCCCGCCATGCTCAGCAGATCGACGCCGCTCGACTGCGTCTGCATCTCTGCCAGGTTCTTAACGGCTTGCTTGTAATAGGCCGGGTGCAGCTCGGTGCCGATGAACTTGCGGCCCGCCCGCATCGCGGCCCAGCCTTCCGAACCGATGCCCATAAACGGGCTGTAGACCGTGTCGCCAGGGTTAGACCAAAGCCGCACGGCGCGATCCGTCAGATCGAGCGGCATCGGGCAAAGGTGGCGTTCGGCGTCCTCATCGCGCGCGACCTTGACGTTAAGAACGTCGGTCATGTTCGTGTGCATCCACACGGGCGAGGCCCACTCCTGCCAAATATCGAGCGGGAAGTCGGACGGCGCGTGAACGATCGGCGGCGTTTCATCCATGCCCGGCGCCCACTTGCGGAAGACAAGCAGATACTCAGGCATCCCCACGCGGTTGCGCGCGGCGTCGGTGCGGAAGTTCTTGTAAAGCAGGCCGTCCGGTTTGGACTTCTGCATCTCGCGCACCGGACAACGCCAGATCGTGATGCGGGTATGGAATGACCATCCGCCCTCTACACCGGCCAACGCCGCCGCTTCGCGCCCGGCCTCGACGTGCGACCTGATACAGTCGCCAGTAAAGTCACGAAGGCCGCGCGACCCGTCCTCCGATGCGTTGGAGTAATAGACCAGATCCTTGACGTGGATCGCAGTCAGCCGCCCAGGCTTGGTTACGCGCCACAGTTCGCGAAGGAGATGCTTGTAAGACTCCTGAAACTCGCCGTCAGAGCCGACATTGCCCATGTCGCGCTCGCTCTCACTGTAGATGTAGAGATTGGCAAACGGCGGGCTATAGACGCTCATGTCTATGCAGTCGGACGGCATCGCAGCGGTAAACTCTACCGTATCGACATTATAGGCCGCGAAGCGTTCCGCTATGTGTTGATCAAATACGCTCATGACGCCCTCAGAAACGAAGGAAGGTTGATTGGGTTTGGCGGGTTGTAGGTTTGCAGCACGTCGCTAGAGAGCGCGGCGCGGGCCATTGCAGCGGCCATCTCGGCCTTCATGGCGTCGTGGTCGCCCGCCTTGCGGCTAACGATTTGCCAGATGGATTCCTCAGTGTCGGCGCAGGCGACGTGAACGCTAACCGGGCGCGACTGGCCAAAACGCCAGCAACGGCGGATGGCCTGATAAAAACTCTCATAACTAAACGAGAGACCCACGAACGCCATGCGCGCGGAGTGCTGCCAGTTAAGGCCGAATCCGGCGATAGACGGCTTAGTGATGATGACCCGAACCTGGCCGGTCGAGAACATCGTCAGGTTAGCCTCTTTGACTTCCGCGCTCATCGAGCCGCGCACCTCGATGGCGCCGGGGATACGATCGGCCAGCGCGTCGGCCTCGTAGTCGGTGTCGCACCAGATCACCCACGGCTCGCCCGGTTCAGCGGCCACCAGATCCGCGATAACGTCCGCCCGCGCGTCCGTGGTCATTCGCTTCTCGCGGTGGATCGAAGTCGCGGACGTGTCGGGCATACGGAACAGGCGCGCTTGCCCGTCCTTTTCGGCGCCCGCGTGCAGCGACCGATCCGCCGCAACGATGTGACGTTTCAGATCGAGCGGCGGCAGGTCATAGCCTTCGTCGCTAAATCCAAGGTCAGAGGGCTTGGAAACGCAGCGCGCCCAGCTCGCCACCCATTCCCAGAAACTTTTGACCGCAGGCCCCTTGATCCGATACCGGCCCATGTTGGACTGGTCGGCGATGAACCAACGGGAAAGCATTTCGTTGCTGTTCATGATGCCGAGGAATTGGCAGTGCTGGCCAAGCTCCATGTGATCGTTCGGCGCCGGGGTAGCCGTGCAGCAAAGCCGGAACGGCGTGTGCTTAAACGCTGCGATAAGCGCCCGCGTAGTCGCGCCCGTGAAGCTCTTTAGGATGCTGCTTTCATCCAGGATGACGCCCGCAAACTGTTCGGCGTCAAACTTGGCCAGCCGGTCGTAATTGGTGATGTAGACGCGCGGCGTAGTGATCTCGTCGGGCTCGCGAACCGCCTTGGCGTCGATGCCAAACTTGACCGCTTCGCGCTCGTGTTGAGCGGCGACGGCCAGCGGGGCGAGCATCAGGACCGGGCGCCCTGTGTGTTCAACGACGATGCGGCCCCATTCCAGAGCGCAGAGCGTTTTGCCAAGGCCCGTATCGAGGAACAGCGCAGCGCAACCGGCCTTCAGCGCAAACTCGACCGCGTGGCGTTGGTGATCCTTTAGCGCCGGGTTCAGGCTGGGGATTGTCGCCATCCCGCGCGGAACAAAGGCGATGCGCTTGGCGGCAATCAGGCCGCGATAATCGGCGAGGCTCATGCCCGGCGCTCCAGTTCCAGCATCCGGCGGACGGCCACGGCCAGCTTCCGGCGGGCCTCAGGGTTGCCGACCTGCACACGGCGAAGGCGCAGGGCATCGGCGACCAAGGCGTCATGCTCACGGCGGTTGGCCAGTGCGACCAGATCGGCCCCCAAAAGGCCCCCCGCCGCGCTCGACTGCGGCGAGGGGAGTTCTTGGCCTTCCAGGGGAGGAAGTTCACCGGACAGGCGATCAGCAGTCGCCTCCGGGGTGTCTTGATTAGGGAGGACCAGCCGGAGCGGGTTACTCTCTGACTTGTGGCGCCGAGGCGCAGGGTTGGGGGCGGCCATCTAGGCGGCGTCCCTTGCTCGCGCAGGACGCTCAGCGGCAGCGTTTGCGAGTTCGTCCAGTGTGGCGAGGCCGGTATCGCAAAACGCCTTCCAGTGTTCCGCTGGAATGCTGTTCCGCTGGCGCCAGGAGGTGACAGTATGGACCGAAACGACATTCCCGATCTTGTCGAGGATCGCCGCTGCGGTGCCCGCTCGCTTGATGATGTCAGCATGTGTTGTCATGGGTGAGCACTATGCATCGCGCATAGCGTTAATGCAAGGCGAAACGCATAATGAGTTTCTATATGCGTGCGAAATGTCCAGTCCCGCCGCCCGCCTGAAAGCCGCCCGCATAGCCGCGCGATTTGAAACAGCGCCAGCGGCGGCCGACGCTATGGGCATTCCCCAGCAGACCTACATGGCCCACGAGAACGGCAGTCGCGGGTTCACAAAGGCGGCTGAACGCTACGCCAAGATGTTCAGAGTGACGCCGCAATGGCTGCTATTCGGCGCCGGAACGGGGGCCAAAATGACCCCTCCTCCAACAAAATCGCCAGACGACGGAAGGCCGATTCTCGCTGCGGAAATGCGGCTTTGGGTCAAAAGTGGACCGGTAAGCCGCGAAAAACGCCCACAAGCCGCCTTGCGCAGCGTACCCATAATGGGTGAAATTGCCGCCGGAGTTTGGCGGGAGACCGGCGTGAGTGCGACGATTGACGCTAGCGAAAGCCTTTCGGTTGACGTGCCGGGCTATGAAAGGGCGGCGCTCTGGGCGCTTCGCGTTGCCGGCCCGTCGATGGACCTTCTTTATCCCCCTGGACGATATGTCATCGTCGCCTCGCCTGCGGAGGCCGGGCTTCGTGTCGGCGATCACGTCGTTTGCGAGCGCCAGCAAAACGGGCTTATCGAGATCACGCTTAAAGAGCTGATGACGATTGACGGCAAGAACGCGCTAATGCCGCGCAGTTCGCACCCGGATTATCAGGAGCCTATCATCCTCTCTGCCGCTGGCGACTATGACCAGACGGCCCCGAAAATCATCGGCGTTGTCGTCGCGGACTACGCCCGACGCGAGCGCCCGCCGATTCTGTTTTCGCCGGTCACGGACGACGACGCCTAGCGGC